TCTTGATAGTAAACCTTGTGCTCCTTGAATAACAAAATCACCAATACCTGATGTAGAATGTGCATCACCAGCGTGGTTGTGTGATGGAATTTGGTCTAGTGTTAAAGTGTGTGAATCTGTAGTACTAGAAATAGTAATGTCAGCACTACCACCTGTTTCACTTAAAGTATCAAACAAAGTATTGCTTGCGTCAACACCAACAATTGCTTTACCAGCACCATATTCTTCCCATGTACCAAACCCTAGTAATGTAGCTGGGTTAGTTGCTACACCTGCTTGTGTATAAATACTTCCTACTGGAAGCAAAGCATCTTTTGTAGCAGCAACTGCTGTTGTAATTGCTGCTGTTACATAAGCTGTTGTAGCTAGTTGAGTATTGTCTGTAGCAGAGCTAGCTGTTGGGGCTGTAGGAGTGCCTGTAAGGGCTGGACTATTGGTGTTAGCCTTACTATTAACTGCTGTTTGAATAGCACTAAACTCATCATCAATCTCCGTACCCTTTACAATCTTGTTAGCGTTACCTGTACTCAGGGCATCTTTAGCTGCAAAGTCTGTTGTTTTTGAATAATTACTCATTTATATAATCCTACCTAGTTTTCCGTAAATATCTACTTTTTGTATACTCAAAGAACCACCATCAATTTCTGCTTCTATACCTAATTGAAAGATGCTTCCCGAACCTGATACAGATGAATCTAATCTATCTAATGATATACCTGCTTGATACTCTGCTACACTTGCTGCATTTGCTCCGTACTCTGCTGTTCCGTACTCTGACACTGGTATATCTTTTACTGTAAACGGAAACGAGAAGTAGCTTGTTAAATAATCAAAACCAGCTTTTAAATTAAATGGTTGTGCAGTAGAACCAATGACAGTTACAGCAGCTCTTTGTAATAACTTGTTTCTATTTGGTTCATTTAAATCAAAGTGGTTAGTAAAGTAACTCATAGTGTAAGCAACAGAGTTATCTGTAAATCCACCATACTCTGCTATACCATTAGCTTGTGTAACATACATCTCTTTAGTTGTTTTATCGTAAACAAAATCAGTGTGGTCTAAGTTGTTCCAAGTTGTTACTCTATAAGCACCATCTTCTAGTGGTCTACGAGTATCAAATACATAGATAGTTTTTGCTTCTGGTAAAAATATTAAGTAAAACGCTTTCTCAGGAAAGTAACAAGACTTAATTAAACTAAAGTTAGACTCTCTATTTACATTACCTAAGAAAGAATCTCTTATGTTTTTAGATAGGTCATTTAACTTAGCTGACTTTTCTTGTATCGTTCTACCTAAACTTCTTAATCCTGTAGCAGATAAAAATAAAATATCCGCACCTGTATTTTGTATCGTATCTCTAGTAATACAACCTACACCCTCTAATACTTCTACTAAGGTTAAGGTGTTTACATCAAAACTACCTTGAAAACTATCGTTGTCTTTAAATATAATAATGTTGTTCTTACAAAATATAATTAAATGACCATTGTGGCTACCAAGCCCTGTAACGACATCTGAGCCTTTTGGAAGCACACCTGCTATGTTGATACTACCAGCACTCCCACTGCCCCATTTAGTACCTTCTAAGAGGTCTGAGAAGTATACAGTAGTCTTGTTAGTGGCAGTGTCTGCTGCCCATAGTCTACCATAAGCACTCATTACTATGTTTGCACTAGGTACATTACCTGTATAATCAGCGTGTTGGTCTATGCTTTTAAACTCATCAGCAGTAGACTCATTAGTGTAGTACAAAGGTTTGTAACCTGCTTGAAAGAAATAAGCTCTATCATTTAAGGTTACACACTGCCAGTTACCTGCTAATATAGTATCAGTTGTAGTAGGTGTTATTGTAGTAAGTGTACCAAAACCTTTTTTAAATGTAGTAGCGTTCCAAGATATAAAAGTATTAACACCAGCTACATCTAAGAAAGGGTGCATACCTAATAGGTTAATACCATCACTACCTGTTGTACGATAGAACCAACCTTCTCTTGCACCTAGTCTACCAAACTCATCAATAACACAGTTGTTTGCATCAAGAGCAAAGCTAGGGTCATTAGACAAACTAGACTCTTGAGTATTTAAACCTAAAAATGCTGGTGCTACCAGTGATGCTGTTACTAATTCTTTTGCCATATTAGTTTGTACTCACAATAAATGGTACTTCTTCAACTGTAAGGATACAAGAAACTCCTGTACCACCTGCACATGAACCTTTGATTTTATAACCAGCCTCTAGCATTACATAACCACCATTCATTTGTAATTCTATAAAGTCACCAGAGCTTAAACTCTTATCACCTAATACTGTTATCTCTGTAGAATCAAAGTTAATAGTTACATTTGTATCGCCTCTAGTAGAACCTGAACTATTAGATACAAAAATAAGAACTAACTTTGCTCTCATATTATTAGGTACTGTATATAAATCTGCTGCTGATGATGCTAGTGATTCTACAAAGACTGTTCTAGCTTTCATACCACACTAACTCCTCTGGGTGTTTGTTACCATCTAAAGTTACTGCATCTTGTAAAGCATTAGTAGCTCTAGCATAAGCACTAACAGGGTTGATACCACCATCTTCACCACGCTCCTCTACTGCCATTGCATAGGCTAATAGCTCTACTGGTTTAGTTGGTACAGTTAATGTATCAGCATCATTTACTAAATCGTCTGACCTAAGTACACAGTTAAATCTAATTGTGTATGCTTTGTCTGGTATAGGATATAGGTCTACTTGTGTATCACCATCAGGACTAACTCCGTTAAACGAATAGTAATAAGGTGAGCCTGTTGCTACATCATTACTTAAAAAGAATTTATTAAAATCGTGTGCTGCTTTGTAATCTAAGAAAAAGTTATCTGTTACATTTGTTGCATCTAATACTGTTAAAGAGTTTAAAGAACCATTTAGTTCATAGTTAAAAATACCACTGGTTGTAGTAGCACTTAATGTAGTTCTTAATGCACTCCAGTTCCAAGCATTTTCTACTGATTCTTTTGCATCATTAACAATTACAGCTATTAAACTAGAGTAAGAAGATTCGTTGACTGTTGATACAGTACGCTCTCTTAATCGTTTTAAAATGTTATTAACTATATCTAAGTAAGTCATATCTTGTATCCTAATTAAACCATTTAGAGAATAAGGTGCTACCAATACCACCTAATCCCATTGCTATAAATATAGCTCCAGCAAACATTCCCTTTCCTTTAGCCATTTGTTTTTCTAATTCATTTACTCGTTCAGATAGCATAGTGCAAGTTTTATTCATTTCACTTATTTCATTATTAAGCTGAGTAACTACTGCTACTAACTGTCCTGCTTCGTAATCTGTCATGTTAGACATAAGTATTCCTTAATCGTCTGTACTGTCATAAAATACAGTAATAATAGCTCCCTCAGTTCCTGCTGTAACAGTATAACTATCAGAGTCAATCGTTGTCATTGCAAACTTATCAAGGTTAGTTAATGAACCTAAACTACAAAATATAAAATGACCATTATTCTCAGTAAAAGTTCTTTCTTCATTAGCTGATAACTGTATAACATCTCCGCTATAATAAATTGCGTTTGAGTGACTATTATGTAAACAATAATACTTAGCTGTTTCAGAAGCGCAAATTAAAAGACAACGACCAAAACTTAAATGAGTTGGATTAGTTATCATCATTCGTTCAGCAACACCATAAGTATTAATAAGTGTCATATCTTTTGCATAAACTGTAATACTACCTTCTGTACACCAATTAATAGAACAAAGCCTGTCTGTAGGGTGGTTTGGATTAAAACTGTCGCTTTGTTCTACTTCAGACTCCATAACGACTAAACCTGATTCGGCATTAATATATACACTTTGTTGACTAAAACTCATTTTATTTTTCCTTATTTAATTTGCCTTAAAGAATGCAAATGCTGCTCCCCTCTTATAACTAGCACCTTTAGTAGAAGAACGACTCCAAGTATATCTTGCAAACTTTGTGTCATTTGAAGTACAAACGCTATAACCTTGTCTAGTAGCACCGCCGGTACCACCAACATTATTAACAGTTGTAGCTCCATTTGAATTATCTGTTGTAATTGTGTTAGAAAAACTTCCGCCTGGGCCCGCAGCTGGGTTTATAAACCCTCCCCAAATAAACACACCATCATCAGAAACAGTTGTACTAAAAGTAAAACTTTGAGAAGTCGCAGCACCAGTAGCTGCAGTGCTATAATTTGTCTGACTATCTGATGTACTACTATTTACAGTATTTAAAGTATATATTTGCTGTGTAAATGTTCCACCGCCAGTAATAACTATATCTGCTGTAGTACCTGTTGGTACTTTTAAAAAAGCAATATACGGGCCACTTGTTGAGTTTATAATAGACATTG